GAGAGAGGTTAATTGGTATATTGCTTGAGAAGCAACACCAACATAACTGTAACCAACTGTAATATTACCTGTTAAAGTACCATTAGATGTTATTGAAAGAATAGTTTTGTATAAACCAGTACTTTGAACATCAGCACCTGCTGCTGCTCCAGGACCTGTGATAGCTCCTTCAGTCTGAACATTACCAAAAATGTCAGTTCCAATAATAGTAAATGTTCTACCAGTATCATTTCCTGTTGAACCAATACATACTTTAGCTGCTCCTGCTACTCCTCCAAGTGCACCAGATACAATACCTGTTGCGCCAACGCCTGGCATTACAAAAGAACCGCTTGCTGCTGTTCCATCAACATTATTAGTTAAATTAAGTGCGCCTGCTCCTTGTCCTGCTGGGTTAGATGCTGCTGTTGCAATTGAATCTGCATCCACTGCAAGTAAAGCTGAATCAAATGCATATGATTGACCCATTGTTACAAAGCCCGTATTTCTCACATTTTGAGAAGGTGTGAACCCTGTTGTGTTTTCTATTTTACCGGCTGTTATTGGTCCGGAAAAGTTTGTTTTTGCCATGATATATTCTCCTAGTTGATTCTACATAGTCTCTAGGCCGTCGACTATACCGCGTCTATGTAAAATATATTATTAATTAAATGTATAGTGAGTTATTTATATAGTAATTTTATACGAAGTGCAAGAGAGCCTTAATAGAAAGTACGATTTCAGCGATGTAGCGTTTTGTTAAGTAGCTACAGAAACTTGTGGTGCAGAACTTTCCACTTTAACAGATAAACTAGCTTCTTTAGCTTCTGCCATTTTGATATGATTTATTAACTCTTGAACCTTTTTATCGATTCTAACCATATCGAGAGTGTATCTATTTTCAGATAGATGTTCCTGCTCCCATTTTAACTCCAACGACCTCTTTTGTTTGTATAGGTCCTGTGAGTGGCTCATCCTTGATCTCCTCAAATGTTAACCATGTTTTTGTCAAAGAATAAAACTCCGACTTATCCCAAACTATATCATTTTTTCCTAGCTTGTCAACTATAGCGTTTTCTAATGATTTAGATTCATCTAAAGCCCCAACATCAAAAGATGTTGTGTACCCAGCGGATCTTATTTCAATATGGAAATTTTTCATGATTTTGTGACTTTGTATTAAAAATGGGGCCGAATTGTGTCCGGCCCCATTAAATTGTTTTATTACTGATTAAGCACCTGGTGATGCAAAAATACCTCTAGGGTCTGATACGCCAAATACGTATCTTTCTCTAGCTTTGTATCTTACATTGCCTGTATCAAAATCGCCTTCCATCTTAGTTGTAAGAGGGGCTCTATTGAAATGCTTCATTCCGTTAGGAACATCTGTAGTGATAAAGAACGCATCAGTGTCAGTTAGGTAGTTGTTCACTCTATAACCTTGAGGAATCATACCCATTGATCTGATTGCATTGATATCATTATCAGCAGTACTAACTCTACCTTGAGATTTCATCAATCTCTCAGCAGTAAATTGTAAAGCAGAAGGAATAATCATTTTTACTCCTTTTGCCGCAATTTTTAAACCTCTTTCATCAGTCAAAGCAGCGATGTCGATCAAAGCTTGTTCTAATGAAGTTTCGTTTAAGTCAGAAGCCGTTGCTAACGTGTTACTGAAAGTTCCAGCAATTGTAGGGTGAGCTGTGCTAAATAGTGCTACGTTATCACCAGATTGGAATGCTCCAAATCCGTTGTTTAACGGTGCTGCACCTTTAACTTGTTTTGTGCTCGCCATAGATCTTGCTAGTGCTTTTGTGTATCTTGAAGCAAGTCTGTCGTACAGGTTATCTTCAATAGCTTCCTCAGTGATAGCAAAAGCGAGAGCAATTGTCTCGTTAGTGTATCTTGCTGTGAAAGTTTCTTGCGCATTATCAAAAGCTACGCCAGAACCTTCTGGTTTTACTCTTGCTGATGCGAAACCTGACAACATAACTTCTTCTTCAAAAGCTCTGTCAGATGACTCAGTAGTATAAATTTCAGCTGCCTGATTTTCATACTGTTTGTATTCTAGTCCAAATAGTGCATTTAGACCAGGTTCTAGTTCTTTAACTAGTTGATTACGTGATATTGCCATGATTTATATACTCCTATTGTTATATACTAGCTGTCGCTTTTAAGAAATGTTCGTTAATCAGAACTCTCCAGACTGTACCTGCGACTGTTAAGTCTTGGTTGTCCGGGTCTCTTGATAAACCAACTATTTTTAATTGCGCTGATCCAACACCGCCACCAGTAAGTGTAGCATCGTTTAATGTACTTCTTGAAAGTCCATTTGCTACCACACCTGCCGTTACGGCCATGTCTGCATTATTAAACACATCTGTTGGCAAAGAAGCCCCAGCTGCATTTGATCTAATTTCAAACATTTGGTAAGGATCATCATTTACGAATGCTACAATATCAGCGGCTGTGTTAGCAGCTACTAGATTGTTTGCAAACGTGGGTTTACTTGTATTTGCGTCAGTGAAGAAAACTCCGTTAAGACTTCCTATCAATGTGTTGCCTGCTGCTCCTACTGCTATGTTACCAGTTGCTGCGGCTACTACACCGTCATTCTGGAACATTGCTGCAGAGTTAGCTGCTACATTGTATTCTGAAAGCCCTTCGTTGTTGTCGTTCTGACCTACTTTTTTAATTGGTCTCAATCCGAAACCAATAATACTTGCATTAGCCATATTTTTCTCCTTTTGTAAAACTACTATCCGCAGTTTTACGGTTAACGTTATTCAGTTGGTTTGGATTGTTAAAATTTTTTAACTATCGTTTGCCACCGAAGGTACGAGATTGCTTATCGATATCGATAGGCATTCTACTATCCTGTTCCTTCATTAAATCGTTATCTACTGCATCATGTTGGTCTCGAGCTTGTTTTTCAAAATACTCTTGACGTTGACGCGCGATTTCTTCAGGTACCCTTGTCAGCACAAGGCCTCCGTGACCTATAACCCCAGCGTATTTGCCGTCCGTGATAGCGGGAAAATCATCTTTTGGATATTCGTCGACTCTTACAAGTTCATACCCAGATCTTAGTCTTCCTTGTATGTTCTTAGTGTCGGGAACTCCCAAAGTTTCAATCCTGACCCATCTGTGTCGGTATCCGTTTGGCGCGTTGGGCGTATCTAAGTACGATGGTGGAGTCCAAGGTTTTGTAGCAGCTTTGGGTTTAACCGTAGATGCTTGTGATTTAACTTTTGTTGAATCACTTTGACTTTGGCTCGCACGAGTTGGTTTCTTATTTGTCATATGCTTATACCTCCTTCGTGATTAATTGTTTTGCATACTCTTCTAATGGCACACCTAGTTTTCTCGCTATTGCGATCTGTGATGATGTGAGTCTCACAGTTTTGCGACCGGTCTTTGAACTACGCGTTGCAGAGGCAACGTTTTGTGTAGGTTTACTAGTCTGTTTTTCTACCTTACCAAATTTATGGGGAAATTCAAGTCTTATTCTTTTATCAATTTCTACATAATATTCATCAGATTGAGGATCTAAACCCTCTTCTTCGGTAATTTCTCTGTGTAAATCAAACGCAGTATACGTCATTGCATTATCTTTACCAAACCACTCGTTTTTACTAGCCCAATCTTCTGCTTTTGGATCAGGTGGTGGAACAGGTTGATTAGGTTGTGTTGGAAGTACAGGTCTAGCTTTAGCTTCCTTTTCCTGCATGGCATGTCTGCTTTTAATTTCAGCAAGCTTACCTTGTTCATAACCTAATTGAGATATAGAAGTTAAAGCTTCTACTTCAGCTTTTGCATCTCCTTGCTCTCTTGCAATAGCTAATTTTGATTGAGCTGCTGCAATAGAAGAAGATATTCTTCCTTCCATCTCTTGTGTGTAATTCTTGTCTAAACTTGTTGCAGTTTTTCCTAACTCGTTTCTTTCTTCCGTAACACGTCTAGCGTACTGAATGGCTTCTTCTTTTTGCCTTTCAGCCTCTCTCATTTTTTTTGTAAGTTTGGCTATTCTTTTCTTAACGCCGTCACTATACTCTTCAATTTCTTTATTGTTATCTGGTTGCTTATCACTCCCAGCTTCAACAACTTCCTTCTTAACTTCTCCGCCTTCGTTCTTGTCATCTCGAACATCCAACTGCTCATCAGATTTCTCAGATGTGTTATCGGACTCAACAACGTTTTCAATAATTGCTTCATTTTCGTTCTCCTTTTTTTCGTCTGGTAATGTGATATCAGCACCTGGACCTTTATCATCAATGTCTATTGTCTTTGCTTCGCCTTCTGTATTTATATTGCTTGGCATAGTTTCCTCCTATGGTTGTTAAAATTCATGGAATATATCCTCAGGGTTTTCCACGGTCGCTAAGATTTCATCGTCGTTTAGAAGTCTTACCTCACCCCCATCTATTTTTATTCGTGATCCGGCGTATCTTGCGAATACAATCCAATCACCTTTTTTGCACCATGGACCTTCTGGGTATCTCTCTTTGTCGTAACAATGAGGACCCATGTCCAATATCAAACCACAGGTAGATGCAACCTGTGATCTTTCTATAGTGTCATCCGCTAAAATAACTCCGCCTTTAGTTTTTCCCTTTTGTTTAAAAGGTAAAACTAAAAGTCTCCAACCCGTAGGTTTAGGTAACTTAGCTGAATCTGATTCTAATTTTTTTTGTTTTTTAACGCCTAACAGTTCTTTATTAGGTAGTTCTATCTTTGGCTTTTGCGCCGATGTCGACAACTGTTCCTTCATTTTCTTTTTGCTCCTTTTTGTTTAGCAGGCTGGATATCTCCTGACTTAAATATTGGTACGTTCGTATCTGTCCCATCATATACTGATATTTTTCCATATTGTCAACCCCACCTGAAGCTAACGATGAAACAATATCATCATGTCTCATTTTTATAATTCTTTGTATTTTTGTTATGTAACCTAGATCTTCCATTACATCTCCTCTATTGGTATTTTAAAAGACTCTAATGCATCTAGCTTATCTTCTGCCTCAGCTATCTTTCCTAATTGTTTATCTATTTCTTGTAAGTGTTGTGGATGTTCGCCTATTCCCACAGAATTTTCTAAATATATTTTTATAATAGCATGTGCTGCTGCTACTTCTGCATCGTACTTACATTCAAGTGCATCTATTAGTGCTTCTCTCATATTTTTTCCTTTCCTAGTTTATCTTGTTTTTTTGGACATACCAACAAGTCCTTTTAATGTCTTAGCTTGACCTGCGTGTAACTTAGAGGCTTTTTTTAAACCTTTAATTACTTTTTTAATCTTTTTCTTTTTACCATTTAACATTTCCATCTCCTTCTAGCCTGACGGATACGAGAATTAGGGTCATTCTTTGTTTTAGCAGAAGAGTTTCTTAATTGTCCTGCACTTCTAGCACAATATGACTTTCTTCTACCGGCATCTTTTGAACCTTTCTTCACTTTTCCAGTCACAGCTGTTTTTAATTTAGATCCTGGGTTAGCAGCTCTGTA